TTTCGGGCAATCGGAATTTGTCGGATTGCTCCAGCGTACGGTAGGCCATTCAACTCATTGATGGCTTTGAAACCGTAGGGAGCGTCAACAACAGGGTATGCCATTTGTGACTCCTAACAGGGTTTAACCACGTCCGAACTTCACCTCAGAACGACGCTCATTGAAGAGCGGCATCTTCGGGTTGCTCTCGCGCATGAAGTTGTTGTCAACGGAGTTCATCTGCGCGTCCGCCTGATTTTGGTAATAGGCGTTGCGCTGTTCCGTCAACTCAACCGGGGTCTTGCACAGGAGCAGGCCACCAATTTCGACCCCATCAGGGAATCGACTCTGGGGATTAGACATAGCAAACAGTTTGGGCTGCGTGCTTGCCTTGACCGGCTCCCAGCCTTCGCGGAGTTTCGAGGAGATATTCGTGGGGTCGGGATTGTTGAGCGTGCTCAGGCGAATCCAACGGAAAGCGTAACCCGGCTCAGGCTCAGGGTCAGGTAGCAGTTGGGGCGGAGTCCACTGTAGTTTGGGACGCGCCGCTTGTTCACGGGATTCCAGATCTCGACTCTTGCGTTCTTGCTCAGCCATGATTATTTCCTCATCTCTTCCGCAACCTTACGAGCATAGAGGTCCAGGGGAACTCCAAGCCGCTTGGCGATTTCGACCTGTGACTGCGTAAGCACGATCTTCTTGGGCGCTGTGCTACGAGTCGCCGGGGCGACAACGTTGGTCTTCACACGCTGAGTTTTGGGCGCATCAGCGGGCTCCTCAGATCCAAACTGCTCTGGGAACCTTGTCCGCACGTCAACGTCGATCCGTTTCCAGTATTCGTCGCTGCCGGGTGGTATTCCTTCTGCTACCAGATCGTCGTGCAGTCCCAGGGCGTACGCGGTCATACGCTTATTGGGCCCAAACCACCGGTTCTTTTCCCGCCATGCAAGCAGTTTGGGGTCCGACGCCGTCTCTGGTTCAGACGGTTTGTCAAGTTGTACCTCAGATTCTTCTTCCTGTAAAGGCTTTACTTGGAAGTTGTATATGCGGTCCTGCTTGATCTTGGCCGTGGCCAGTTGTTCCTGCCAATAAACAATGGCGTTGGAATCCCCAGCATCGTAGGCTTCCCGAACCTTTGCCTTGGCAGTTTCAACTTCGTCATCAGCCTGTTTCTTGGCCTGCTCGTGCAGAGCAATCTGGCCTTGAGACAGGGAGCCTTTGAGTTTCTTGTTCTCTTCGGCCACCGCCTTGGCAATCCGTAGGGCTTCTTCCCGCTCCCGCTCGGCCTTCTCCTTGGCCCGGCGTTCTTCGTGGTACCCCTTGGTGAAGTGCTGGATGCGCTTGCGCACCCCTTCGTCGTACTTGTTTAGTTCTTCGTCAGTAAGTTCCTTGGGCGGCTCCTTCATGGGGGCGCGGCCACGGTCCTCCTCGGGGGTGTCATCCACCACCTCGATTTCGGGTTTACCCTCACCTTCGACTTCGAACTCCACGTCGTCTTTCTTGTCCTCGACCTTCTCGTCGGGAAACTTGAACTCTTCTTTATCAAGTGGCATGGTCTACTCCTTACGCACGGGAAATACCCCGGGGGTCTTGGACCACGGCTTCCACGGAGTCATCGTTGATGATCCGAAACTCCTTGCCGTGGATCTTGATGCGCGTGCCCGTGTTGGGCCGCACCAGAACGAAGTCGCCCACCTTGCACGAAGGGCCAGCGGGGAATCGTTTCTCATCCTTGTAAGCGTCCGGGCCCATCTTGACGACGAACAGGACAGGCGAGAGCACTTCTTCGAAGTGCATCGTCTGACTGGCCTTGACCAGTCCACTGTCGTACTGTTCATCAATCTCTGGGAGAACGCACAGGAGATGAAAGGTTGAGGGATCCGGGATCTGGCGGGCCTTTTCCTCCGCTGTTTGGGGCAGCGTGGTTGCGGTCTCACCGTCCTGGCTTACAAGTAGTTCACTCATCGTCGTCTTGCTCCATTCGTCGCACGAGGTCATTGATATAAGCATGTGCAACCGAGAGACCCCGGATCTCGCCGCACATGGATTTGTATTCCGCGTAGTCTCGCGCGGCGCCGTCTACGAGCGCACGGGCGATCGTTTCCCGTTTCTCTTCGATGTCGCGCGTCAGCACATCAAACACTGTTGTTGCCATCTTTGCTCCTTAGCCACTCACTGATGCGGCGGTAAAACACGTTGTTGTCGAATGCGCCAACATCCACTTTTGGAAACGTACGCTTGCTGAACTTGGTATCTACGGCGTAGTGCGCGGCGTAGTGGCTACGCTGCAACTGGTTGACGCCTGGGACATAGCAGTAGTCCTTGGCGATCATGCGGACCTTGGCCTTTTCACAGGCGGCTTGCAGCCCGAACATCCCGCCCCACCAGTGAACATTGGGCTCGTACGGGACCGTCATGATGTGCCGGTGCACAGCGATCCACTCCGGCAGGATCTGACGGAAAGTCTTGACGGTGCCGATGATGGGCACGAATCCACCGTTATAGAACCGCCCGCCGTTGGCAAAGTACGGAGCAATCACGTGCCGGTTGTCGCTCAGGCTCTTGAAGTGCCACCACTCGTACACATCGTCCACGTGCAACTCGCCGTGCGGTATGCGCGTCTTGGGCGCCTTGCGCATGTGGAACATGTCGCCGTCCAGCACCTCAACAACTTCGTTGTCGTCCAACTCGGGCAGCATCTGCGCCAGCGCCGTCTGAATGTTCAGCGGCGTGTGCACCATTTCCGTCGGGCCGTCCCAACCAAGGTAGTCAAAGTAGGCGTCGCACATCACGTGCGGGATGTCGAGATCCCACGCCATCTCCTCCTGCACGGGGTCGTGCCGGAAGTTGCGCTTGACCACGGCTGCCAAAGTCACGTCGGCGGCCCGCTTCCCGTACACCTGCTGTTGGCTGTACCAGAAGAGATCAAGTTGCCATTTGAAGTAATCGTTGTGAACGACGACCGGAATAGAGAGCACGCATCAACTCCGTCGGACGGGGTAGTGGTAGTTCCAATGGTTGGGAAACGGAAATCCCGTGAAGGTCATGGAGATACACGGCGACAGCGAAGTCACCGCGTGCCACCAAGTCAAGGGCACGAATAACGCCTCTCCGGCCTCGACCACCACATCGAGCACCGGCACGCCTCTCATGGCGGGGAACCGGTCGTAGTCGATGTTGCGGATGTCCACATCACTGAAGACGTGGCGGCTGTTGTAGACGCGGGAGGTGTAAAACGGGGAGACCAACTGCCACCGCTTGCGCCCGTGGAAGTGGGCGTGGATGATCACGCACACGTCGTGGTGCAGGGGGGTGTGGGTGCCCTTGGGGCCGATCCAGAAGTTGCACGCCCGGGTCTTGCTGTTCACGCCGGTCACGTAGTCAGGCAAGCCCGTGAGTTCGTCCAGCAACTCCCCAAGCCGGGACGTGGACGTGCTCTGGTTGTTGCACGTCATGTAGAAGTCGTTGGACTCCCCGGCGGTTTTGATGCGGTGCACAAACTCCCGCATCAGCATGTTTTCCTTGTGCTGCTTGGAGTTGTACTCGTAGTCGGGGTCCGAGTCGCGCTTGGTCTGCACCTCAACCGTGTCGTCCCCGAACCGCTCGTCCAGATGGTCGAAGGTCCAGTTCTTGTACGCGGGTGAGTTCGCCAGGAAGTCCGTGATGATCACGGGACGGTTGCGCAGCCACACGTCGGTAAAGAACTTCTCACGTGTGAGTCCAGATACACGTGGTACGTAGTTATGGAGCGTGTCCTGTTCGAGCAACTGCTGGTGCAGCGTCGTGACGGACTGGAGTTTGAGGAACTGCTGCGCGATCTTGTGCGCAGCCTTGTACCCAGGCAGGCGGTCCAGGCGGCTGATGAGTTGAGCAGCGTCATCCTGCGGGACGCCCTTGCGCGTCAGCGCATCTACCAACTCATTCGGGGGCACCCCCATCAGGGAGTGCTCCACCGCCCAGTCCACTACCGCCAGTTCGGTCACTCAGGCTTCCCCTTCTTGGGCTGATTGGCCTTGCCCATCGCAGCCGTGGCGGCGTTGAACGCCCTGATCTTGGCCTGCTGCTCAGCCGTTTGCGCGGCCTGAGCCATCTTCTGCTGATGCGTCTGGGCGCTTTGCTGAAGCGTCTGGTTGTGGGTCTGCTGGCGCATCTGCATGTCCATCTGCTGCGCCATGGCCTTGAGTTGCGGGTCTTCTCCCCTACGCGACGCGGCTTCCTGGGCCTTGAGCGCCAACTCCTGCTGCTTGACCTGCAAGTCGCCCATGACCTTCTGCGCCTTGATCTGGGCTTCCTGGGCCTTGATCTGAAGTTCCTTCTGCTGCATCTGGATCAGCGGATCCTGCTGCATGGCCTCGGCTTCAGTAGCGGCGGCCTGGGCCTTGTCCTTGGCCAACAGTTGTTGCGCAGCCTGCGCGATGATGCGCGAGAGGTTGACCTCGACTTCCTCGGGCAACTGCTCGTTGGGCGGGGGCAGCGGGATACCCAGTTGCTCCTCGACCTTGGCCCGGTAGGCGAAGGACATGTGCTCCATGATGTGCGCCTGGATGGACGCCATCATCTGCTGAGCCATCGGGTTCTGGCCGATCTGCTGCGCCATCAGCGGGTCTTGCATCAGCGCCATGTGGGTGGCGATGTGGGCGTCGTGGTCTTGGTAGATAAACGCCTTGACCGGCTTGCCGTTGAGGAACGCCATGTTCTCCGACAGCGGGTCGCGCGGGGTCATGTCGTCTTCGATCGGCACCAACTTCTCGGCGTTCTTCACGCCCAGGACCTCGATCATCTGCCGGTGCAACTGGGGCAGGTCGTAGATCTGCGGAGCCTGCGCAGCCAACTGAATGACCGCTTGGTACTGCATGATCCGCTGCGCCATCGTGCTGCTGTTGGGGTCCGACACGGGGATAACCTCCACCATGTCGTAGTCCTCTTGCTTGGCGCGGCGGCTGCCCTTCTCCGGGTCGTAGGAATACGCCGACGGGGTGTAGTCGCGGATGATGGCCTTGAGGAGTTTGAACTCCTGCTTCATGGCGAAGTGCACACGTGCCTGCACCGCGCTCATGAGTTTGAGTTGTCGCTCCAACAGGGCCAGCGTCGTGCCCACCGGGGCCTGAGCCGACATGTCGCTGACCTTCATGTCTGCGATCGAGCCCAGGCGGCGGCCTTCTTCGGTGATCTTGTCCAGCAGTGCTGCCAGGACCTGCGACGGCTCCTTGTACGGCAGCGGCATGATGTTGTCGCGCAGCGCACCAGACGGGATGTCCACGTCGCGGAACTCACCCGGGGCGATGGGCGTGTCGTCGCCCTTGACGCGCAAGCCGCGCGACTTCAGACCGCCCGGGAGATTGCTGAGAGTACCGGCATCAACCAACTGCCGGATGAGAGAAGTACCAGCACGAGCATATCCACCAATAAGGTGTATGAAGCCGAAGCCATAAGCGCCAAACCCTGGTATGTATGTGTACTGTACGAAGTGCTGACGCTTGAGTTTCTTTTTGTCGTCAGGCTGCCAGTTGCGACGGATGGCCAGGACCTTGGAGGTGCCCCGGTCGATGGTGATGATGTAGGGCAGCGCGATGCCGTCCTTGTCCTCGTACCCCGGCAGGTCGTAATCGACTTGGATCTCTGCGACCTGATACCGGTCGTCGTCGGTCAGGCTGTAGCCCTGGTCCTTGGCCTTGGCTTTCTCCACGTCGGTGTGGATCTGAACCGGATCGCCCAGGTCAATGTCGCGGTAGAACCCTTCGACTTGGAGTTTCCTGATGTCGTTCTTGGTCTTGCGCATGAGGTGCGTGACACGCTGCGCATCCATGGCGCTGGTGGCGCCGTAGGGAATGATGACGTCTTCTGCCGGTACGAAGATGGACACCTGCCGCCCCAGACTGGGGTCGAAGTACACCTTCTTGAACGCCGCACCGGCCAAGCCCAGGTTGAACAGCATGCGTTCATGCTCGGGGCGGTACTCCGGCATCTCTTCGGTCAACTGGTAATTCATGTCGTCCCGAACGCGCTCCGCCGCCTCTTCCTTGAGTTTGTCGATGGCGCCAACGATCTCGGTTTTGACGGGCCCGGCTGCGGGGAAAGTCTCGATGATCGTCTCAGACTGGAAGCGCACTGCGGCTTCGGTCAGGATCGTGGAGTACACGCCACATGCGCCGTTCCACGGCTCGGTGCGCTCCTCGTACTTCATGCCCAGGACTTCGAGGCCCTTGACGAACATCTCCACCCAGTCTTTGCGACTGGCGATGTCGCCGTCCACCTCGCCCATCAGGTCAGAGGCGACCTTCTGGAGTTCGTTCTCGTCCATGTGCTCGGCAAGGTTGGCGTCAAACGCCTCGTCGCCGGTCTCTTCCTCGGGCTCCAGTTCGATCTCGACGCCGCCCATGGCGATCTTCAAAGATTCCGGGTCCTCAATCTCGACCTCGATTGCGGGCTCGTCTGCCACGAGCAACTCATCCAGCCCTTGAGGGGCGGTGTACATCGAGGGCATCATGGAATTGGTTGCCATATTGCTTCCTTACTTCCGCGTTGCGCGGTTTGTCTTGGGGTTGTATTTCAGATCCGACGTCGGCACGCCAGAGCGCCGGGACTCGCGGTCCTTGGCGCGTTCTGCGGCTGTCATGCGGTTACGTTCGGCCCCTTGAGGTGTAAGTTTCTCTGTGCCGGGATACAGATGTCCCCGTTTTTGCAGAATACCGATGGCCATATCACGAGATCCCACCTGCGCGGCGAGTCGGTCAATCAACTGATTGCGCCCCATGAATTTGGTTGTAGCCATGCCTGCCCTCAGTAATACGCTGTCCGACGGCCCTTATAGAAAGGCTCGTTGTCGGCCTGATCCGTAACCAGCCGCATCATCCCACCTTTGCGGACCCGCATCAATGCGAGTGTGCACGCGTCTACCGTGTCGTCGTGCTCCCCGGCGGGGAAGGCCAGTATTTCTTCAACTACCGTGGATGCCCATGACGTTTCGGGGAACCAAACCTGCCCGGAAGCGAACATATCGGCCACGGCGTTGACCCGGGCGATCTTGTCCTGGCCTTTTCCG